AACATCCAGTCCTGGCATATCGGTGCCACCATCGGTCAGGGATTGGGATTCATGAAGGTATGCTTGTTGCTGCCAAAACTCTGAGAGATCACCATATAGCCATTCCCACAAAGCTGCTTCACCAGCTAGACCACAGAACTGGTTATAGGTTCTAGCTTGCTCTTCACTGATGCCAAATTTAGTCATCCGTTGAATATGAATCGGCCAGTTGTTTTTCTTAAACCAAAGTGATTTTGCTTCACCAATTCGCCAAAGTAAATTTGTATCTTTTGCATCAAAATTTATGATCATTGGACACCTTAAATCAGGTATCCATCCTGGGGTAAAAATCCGGTTTAGTGGGGTTAGTGGACTTGGTGATCGATTTCCGGTAAGTTTTTAAGAATCTATATAAAGAACACTTGTACACTATCTCTTTATACTATTTTATTTAAATACTTTTATTTAAATAATAAGTCCTATAAGTCCACTAAGAACATATAAACCATTACTAATAAACAACTTAACCTTAGTGGACTTGGTAAACTGAAGTCCACTACTAAGCCCACTAAAACACAAAGTCCACCAAAATCCCATATCTCTCATGTTGTTTATTCCTTTTGCTTTTCCTGTCTTAACTTTTTTTTAGTGGACTTAGTGGACTTCATATTTTCATTTTTTTACCAAGTCCACTAAGAAATAAGCCTAAAAACTGTTATCATCTTTACCTATCTTAACACTTTTTACAGGGGTAACCTTGCGCCTAAACTCTTTACAACCGGAATATAATCTGCGCTCAAACCCTCTTTCTTCCTTACTTAAACTGATGCTAAATCCTTTGTTCCCAAGTGCCTTAATTCCATTCTCCTGACACCAGTTGTAATAGTGTGCATAAATGACACTGGACTTCATCCAAGCATTGTCTGCGGGTGATGAAAACTGGGTCAGCCAGCAAGTGACAGACTCTTCAGGATCAGAATCTTCTCGGTACTCTGCGTTCTGCTTCTTGATCTCTTCTGGTTTGGTAAGCCCTTCAGATCGGTACTTTAAAGCACCCTGCACTAGCCATGCTAGGATGCCCTTAGATTCGGTTAAAATGCGTGTGGGAAGATCTGTATCAAGATTTCCGTTAGCCTCACTAAATGATGCTTTAAAAGGCACAAGCGCGATCCTAGCCCATATAGCTATATTGGATTCATGAATGGCAGGTTTTTCATTAGTACAAAGAATAAAAGTGTGGGTGGGGTTAAAGCTCCACTCGTTTTGGAATAACCTCCTGCAGGTTATCATGTCACCACCTGTTAACAGTTTAACCAGTGCAACATTCAATTCCATTCCCCTGGCTGTTTCATTAGCTACCATCAGCCTTTTGCCGTGAAAGCTAGCCAACCATGTTGGGTGTGATTCATTGCCCTTACACAGATAATCACTGGCCACTGTGCTAGCAAGATCATCACCTAGAACCTTCTGGATGGTTCCTAGTACAGTAGACTTTCCATTCCTACCATCACCACAGAAAACTGGAAACACATGGTCATTAGGTGCGCCTGTTATTGCCATGCCAAACAACTTTTGCACATAGTTAATTAGGTCAGCAGATCCTAGGAATACATCATCTAATAGCTGCAACCATCTTGGGCAGGTGGCTTCAGGATCGTAGACAGTCGGGCAAGCTGCCATCTGCCAATCATCCCTGCTATGTTTCCTGATATCGCCAGTGGTCAGATCTACAGTTCCATTAGGGCAGGTAATCACATTCCGAACCACTGGTATTTCTGAAACTCTCTTCCTTATTGCCACCTCAGTTTTAAGGTGTGCCATGACTGCATTCATCCTAGACATCTTGTGTCCACCAATAAGCCACTTCCTAGCTGGATCATCTTCTTGCCTATCTGCTATCATCTGCATCCTTCTATCAAGAAACTTTTTATAGAGTATGCCAGGACCATACTTATCGGTTTTCCAAGTAGATCCATTCCACATTAGGAAATCTTCCCACTCTGACATAAATTTCATGTCTGATCCAAATGCCCCTACAAGTTCCATGGCTTCTGTCCATTCAGTTTTCAACATGCTATCAGGGTTATAGTTGTAATCTGTGATCTCTGTTTGATCAGTACCGATATATGCTTTTAAATATTCCAAAGCTTCATTCTTGGGTAATAGCTGGTATGTACCATTAGCTTGAAGTAGATCATCAATCCCTTTGGCAGTTGCGCCATCCCAAACAGCTAACCAGAAGTCATGATCTGGAAACTTATCATAGACTTTTAACAGGTTCTTAGAGGTTACTTTCCTAGCTACTGGGTTGATATCCTGATCATAGGCCAGCACAATCTTCTGCAGTGGTTGTGATTCAATGAATGCATTTGCTGGTTCTAAGTTGTTACTGGGTGTTGCTACACAGGCAATGTCATAAATTCCAGATAACACATTAGCTTTCAGGGCACCTTCAGTAATCCAGAGACCATCGGTTTGAACTGGTTGCCTTAGTAGCTGCGGTGTTCGGGTGGGAACATGCATTCTAGGGGTTGCAGATGCTCCACCCTTATTGCTTGAAGTCATCCACAAATACTTACTATTACCATCCTGCAATCTTGGTCTGATCAGTATTCCTTGTATTCTTCCCTTCCAGTCTTTAATAGGAATCATTAACCCTTCAGCCCCTTCAATCCAAGGTAGTGTGCCTTTACCTGATGGGCAGTTCTTAGATATGCCTGGGCATTGAAAGATTTGTTCCCCAAACTTTTCCAGCAATTCCTGTGCTACTTCTCTTCTGGTGGATGAATTACTAAATGGCATACTGCCAAAGTTATCTGGGCTTAGTCCACCTCTGCGGAAAAGTTCCTGCTTTTCTACCTCATCACAAGGAAACTTGGTCAAAATATATTCATAGATTTCTGCCCAAAGTTCATTAGTCTCTGGTTGTTTTGTTGGCTTCTGCCATGATGCATTGCTGATGGGTTGATAGATGGTGAATTCCCTGCCATCCTTAGCACCTTTACTTTTCTGAATGCGGTAACCAGTCTGAGGTCCAGTGGGCCGAAAGCAGCACACACCACCATCCTCTGTCTTTGAACACTGGTCGCCCTTCCCACAGATAGGACATGGATTAGTCTTAGTTACTGTTTTAAATGGCATTAGTTTCATCCTTTAAACTGTTTGCGATTGCTAGATATGCTGCTGCATCTTCCAATGAATCTTGGTGATGGCCCTTACTAAGTCTGGCTATCTTTAACTGGCACATCATGATTGCTACATCGTATGGTGTGATCTCTACATCCATATACTCTGACCAGTACAGCGCAATCTTCCCCAGGCTAATTGCTGGTGGTTCATACTCGCTGGCTCTTTCCTTAATCAGATCAGAGCATCTGAGAAAGAAAGCATAAATCTTTTCATGGTCGTCTGGTGGTGGGGTGAATTGGATAGTCATTAGGAATCACTCCCATCGAATCGAGCTTCACGAGCTGCCATGCCAGCATCTACAATATCGCAAGCAAAGGATGCTATAAAATAATCATTATTAAGATTAAGATTAACCATGGTTCCTTTATGCCAGTAAAATTCAGAACCATCACTTCTAGTTTCTAAAAATACCCCATCTCCACATTTTGCAATGTCACATTGTTCACAATTGTATTCATTGACAAAATTATCTTGAAGTTGATCAAACAACGGGTTTTCATAGCTTATTTTTTTGCACCTTGGACACATTGCTATACCAAAATCCAATGGATCACCATTAAGCTGAATTATTAACTGGGGCTTTATTACAATTGTTTCAGTTAAATTATTTTCACCTTGATAAAAAAAATCACTATCACCTGGCAATGAAAAACAAAATTCTTTCACTTTTGGGCAAGGTGGAGTTCCTTTAGGTTTTACCTCATACCAATAATCAAAACAGTCTTTTGGATTTCTCACAAAAAAATCTGGAAGATACCATGCACCACTAGGAAGTTGGAATCCTTCTACCTCATAGGACCAGTCAAGCCCCATCTTTTCAAAGAACACTGCCCATCTAGCTTCAAGCCTTGACCTAAAATGATAGCCCTTGTATTTAGTTTGAATTGGTTTTAGGTTACTAATTTCAGCCATATACATTCCTTGTAATAGTTAGATAATTTCTAGTTTCAACCGATCCTTGATCCACCTTCATAGTTGGTTCCACCAGATGCCAAAAACTTTTCCAAATCGGCAACTATCCATCTTGGATTTCTTTTCCCTAAATAAACTGGTTCAGGAAACTGACCTTCATCAAGCAGTTTGAACACCTGCGACTTTCCAATTCCTAGCATCCGGGCAAC